CTCGAGAACTAGGGCAGTAACAGCGCGCTTGTATGGATCGCTGATCTTTGGGAGTTCTGGGTGATCAAGAACTGGAGCCCACTTCTTTGCATGTGTTTCTGTTAGATACATGATAGATTTCTCCGTTCTAGGTTAAATTGTCACTTTGGGAGTGACTTTGAGATTGCACTGACATAACGATTCATTACAGAACTTACATCTACTTCAGGTTGTGGTTCAGACGTCTCTTCAGCAACCTTGACCTCACTAATCACTTTATTAACTGGGAAGTAGTTCTCGCGAATTACTGCGAGCTTATTATTAAACTCACCCTCTGTGGTGAACTCCACGCCCTCTGCGAGCGATTTCATTTTGCCGATTTGTACTTCGGTTAGACCTTCACAAATCTTGCGAATTGCTTCATTTTTCTTTGCAACGTTAAGTTCTTCAACGAGCTTTGTTTTTTCTGCAGCAACTGTGGCAGCTTGCTCTTCAAGATCAGCAACGCGAACTGCGAGTTCTTCTGCAACATCAACTTTCTCTTCTGGAATGTCGATGTAGTGTTCTGCAAATAGATTCTTTAGACCGTTGATGAAATCTTGTGTTAGTTCTGCACGAAGACCTGTTTCAATAGCAACTGAGTTTTCAGTCATCCATTGCTCAACGACATAGTTGAGGTACTCGTCAACGTTTGCAGAAAGTTCGTTCTTGATTTCTTCAAATGCTTCAGAAAGAACCGTATCGTTATCAGCAATGACATCTTCAACAATCTTTTCAACACGTGATTGAACAGCTGCTTCGAAGATTGTTGTTGCTTTTGTACGGAATTCTTCAGAAAGTGATTCGCCATTGAATAGCGCATCAACATCTTCCTTCATTGATCCCTTGTGCTTGGCAACCATGCCCTTCATCATTTCTTTCTTGGCTTCTACGATTTCTTCTTCAGAAATCTCAACTTCTTCTTCTGCTTCTTCAGCAACAACTTCAACTTCCTCAGAAGCCTCTGTTTCTTCCATTGCATGAGTCTTTGCAGCTTTTGCGTCACCTTTGGCAGCAGGTACTGCAGCCTGTGTTACGCCTGCAGCAGCCTTCTTACCGACTGGACCACCTGCTGGATCTGTTTCTGTTGCGCCGCCAAGATCTTCTTGTTCAGCTGGTAATTTTGTAGCTGCTTCTTTTGCTGCACCACTTACGGATGCCTTTAGAATTTCAGCAGCAGATTCTGATAATGTTTTTGCCATTTTAGTAAACTCCTAAAGAAGTAAATATATTTATAAAATTTAAAGTTTTGACAATAAGTTTTCAAAGATCTTCAATGAAACTTCGTCAATCTGTTTTTGCTTTGCTCGCTTGATTTGTTCGTAATATGCGTTGACATCGATCTCTTTGACAACACCATTATCCCAAACCCACTCCTTTCCTTCCATAATACCTTGAACAAAAGCACCTGGCGCGGATGGATCCGCCACAATATCTGCCGCTGTGGCAAGATAATAATCGTCTTGAACCACGTTAACACCGTTGATCTCCTTTAGAGATCCCATGCCACGTGATGACACACCAAGAGTTGCACCGCCTTCCATAAGGGACTTGGCGATTTTACCCATTGGTGTTTCAAGGATTTTTGCTTTACCAACAAAAACATTACCTTCTTGTTTTAGGTTGGTAATAAGATGTGATACACGATCGAGGTTGATTGATGGTGAATCTGGATGTCCCAATTCACCAAATGCGCGATTTTTCGACACATACTCTTCGTTGTAACGATCGACTTCTTTTGTAAGAGTCTCAGTCTTATACATACGACCGTTTTTATTCTTCATTTCTGCAACAAGAAATGGACCTTGAATGTAAAGAGTTTTGACACCGTTCTTTTCTTCGGTGATTAACTTTACTTCTTCAACTGTTTCTCTAATTAGTTTCATTTACTTCAACCCCAATGATTTGCGTTTTCTAATTGAACGCTTTCTTTTAATTAAAGCACGCGCAAGTTTTGCTTTACGCTTGATTTTTGCCTTACGCTGCGAGATTCTTCTTCTCATTCTTTCAGAAGAAGTCATGCGTGTAAGTTTACCACTGCGAATTGTATAGCCTTTGACTGCTGAAACAACTTTACGACGCTGAACTTTACCGCCACGAACACGTGCGCGCACAAGTTTCTTACGCCCCATTTTTTGGACATTTGCTTCAGCAATAATCTGTCGAACAATTTCTGATACGACGCTCATTCGCCACCAATTTTAAATTGTACTTTACTTAATGCGAAATGCGCTGCTTTCTCAAATCCCTTTGGAGTCGTAAGCATATCAGCAAATTTCTTTTTGTTTTCGTCATTCAACGCACCATGGACCATATGAATGGCTTTTGCTGCACCATGGCTAACTTTTAATTTTGAACCATCAGCAAACTTCATATGCTTTGCGTTTGATGTTACATTGTCTTGTTGTGCAAATGCAGCAACTTGTTCAAGGCTTTCCATAATCTCTTCTGAAACACCAACGAGCTCTTGTTCTGGACCAACGCTGCTATATGGAATTGTAAAAGATAAATTAAGTTTATCATTTTTATATAATGCAACACGTTTTCCGTCTGGGAAAATGCGAACGCCTGTTCTTTTTAGTACAAGCATCATTGGTGGATCAGAACTCAACGATGCTTCGGTTACAAAATCTGTACGTGTGACTTCATAATCTTCTTTTGCAACGTTTCTTGATACAGCAAGAAGAGATCCTTGTGATCCATAGGCTGCACTTGAAAGAGCCGCATTATATTTTTGCAATACATCACGTTGATTCTTTGGAAGTTTTGCAATATCACCCTTGCGCTGATGATTTAGCATTGCCATTTTTAAAGTTGGCAAATCCGAAGACGGAAGTAGTCCCTTCCGCACTAACCGCGAAACATTTGCAATATTACTCTGCGCTGGTCTCTGTGGACTCTGCGCTAGATTCTGTTGCTGTTCCGTCAACTTCTGTCTCAGATTCTGTAGGTTCATCTACTTCTTCTTCTGGTGTGAATAAATTTGTAGCAAGTTCGACTTTCTTGAGTTCAAGAGAATCACTTACCTTACCTGCCATCATGGAGTTAAATGCAGCAGCTGCTGCATCTCTATCACCATTGATTACCGCTGTTACAAGATCAACTGTTTCCATAACTACTCCAATTATTTAGATAACTGTGATTTAAACATTGCATTTAGATCGTTTCCACCTGGAGCAGCCACTGGCTGTTGAGCAGGAGGAACGACTCCACCTGAAACACCCACAGGCATTACAGGTTCATCTACACCTTCTTCTTCCATTTCTTCTGCCATCTTCTCCATTTCATCTTCATTAAGATGCAAGACTTTCTTTTTAATCCATGCTTTGGAGAAATAAACTCCAACATATGGATCAATCAATTGCATAAGTTGTAGGCGAGAAGTCATAAGTTCTGATTCTTTCAACTCAGAGAAGTTGTTGTCTTTGAGGAAGTCATAGTGAATCTTTTCTTTTAGTTCTTGCCATTCTTCAACGGAGCAGATACCTTTGAGTGCAAGCTGACGTTCCATCAACTCATCAAACAAAAGTGTAAACTTTGCGCGGAGGCGTTCAACAAACTTATTAAATTTCAACTCATCGCGAGTAATTTCTGCAGCACGACCAAGCGTAAAGCCGCTCTGAGACTCAAGACGAGAAACAGGAACATTTAATGACTTGTATAGTTTCTGCTCAAAGTATTTAACATCTTGAAGTTCGCCAAGATTTTGTCCTGATGGTAGTGTAGTAATTTCTGTTGACTTACCCTCACCACGACGAGGAATCCAGAAATCTTCCATCATTGACATAAACTTGCGATCGTCTTTGACTTCACCTGTAACAGAGTCATATACAACCTTGTTACGGAACTTGGTCATAATATCACGCAAGTATTGTTCTGATTTGATCTTTGGCATATTGCCAACATCGATATAGAACACACGACGTTCTGGTGCTCTAGATAAACGATAGATTACAACAGCATCTTCAATCATTCGAAGTTGATTGAGTGGCTTGATTGCTTTGTGTAGATGCGAAAGAACAAACTGTTTCTTTGGATCCATCAACCCTGAATTAATATTCACAATTGCATCAGTGGAGATTTTAATTCCAGCATCAGTTGGAGAAGCAATCGTTGTTTGTCCAAGAGTTGTGGCTTTGTCGTTGTACACATAAAACTCTTGTGTACCAGTGATGACTTCAACACCAGTGCGTGGATCTTTTTTCTTCATCACATTACGCACTTTTTTAATTTTGCGCGGATCAATATAAACAAGTGATTGAATGCCAAGTTTTGATTGTTTTTGATCAATTAGAACCTGATAGTACAAACGACCGTCAATGTACCAACGACGGAAAATGTCATTTCCTTCGTTACTAAAATTCAACATCTTTAAAACATTATCAAATTCAACACGAATCATGTCTTTGATATTGTCTGGTTGTTCAAGATCATCAAGAATAATCGTGACAGACTTGCCAGTAACATCATGTACAACAGATTCATTGACAATGTCATCAATTGCAGACTCAAGCTCTGGCTGCATTGACATCTCGCGATAACGAGTGATCAGATCATTTTCTGATTTGTAGGCTTGTTCTAGATCAAGATAAGTGCCAAAATACCCACCAGCCGAAATGGAGATTGCACCGTCATCGGTGGTTGGGGCTGTGATGGCAGGTTGGACATCCGCAGACTCTTTTCTGCGGATGATTTCCCAACCAAATAGGCTAATTGTTGCCATAAGTTGACTCCATGATAAAAGAAAGCATCAAGATTAAATCACGCTTGCTGCGGCTGCTTCCCACCATTGATATGCAAAGGTCACTGAATATTCTTCGATAGCATCATTATTGCCCCAGTCAAGATCGATTGGAGCGAGGTCATTTGGGAACATGCCAATAAACTTGTACTCTTTGATCACACTGCCTGTTTTACCATAGTGTTTGACAACAGCATCCGTTCCATAAGAAATCGGATTTGTTGCGCCAGCTGAACGAGTGTTAAATCTATGAGAGTTAATACCATTCATCCAGCGTTCGAAGGCATTACGCACAACAAAGTCTTCGTCGTTTAGAATGTTTACTGTCCAATCAGCAAAAGTGCGATTGCCAACAAACTTTACTTCACGACCGAAGTATTGCACAGGAACAACACCGACTGTTGATCCTGGAATTTGTGCCGTCTTACAGAGAAATCTCAACTTTCTTGCAGCATTGCCTGGAAGGGCAAATGATGGAAAGTTCATTTCAACTTCAAACAGATTAGCGCGTGCGCCATCAAACTGCATTTGTGAACGAAATTCAGATACATTAAAAGCCATTGTATTCTCCTGACTTTATCCTAGTCTATTTATTAGAAGCGTCCAACGATTTCGTCGAAGGCAACGCCACTGCGAACAGCGACGAAGTTCAACTGGATAAAGTTTACGCTTCTGGCTGGCTTGATGTAGATGTCGCCGATAAACTCATTGCGATCAATGACTCCTGCTGTATT